GAATAGAGGGAGCGTTCTTGATTGAGCGCTCCTTTCTTTTGGAGTGATGACTATGGCTTTCGAAGGACTGAATTTTGATGTTGGCCTGAACTCGAGGCCGTTCACAGACGGAATCAAGACGATGCAGACTCAGGCTGCCTCGTTTGATAATACAATCAAGAATATTGGCAGAACGCTTATGGGAGTCTTCGGGACCGTCTCTGTCGTCGCCACACTGAAGAAGTCTATCGAGTTGTGGGGCGAGCAGGAGCAAGCGATGATGAAACTCTCCATCGCCGCGCAGAGGTTCACGAGAGACGCGCAGGGTACATACGACAGGGTCACAAAACTGTCGGGCAATCTCCAGCACCTCACGGGCATAGGGAACGAGACGTACCAATCCGTCGCGGCTCTGGGCCTCTCGCTCGGAATCACGGAGGAGAAGATCGAGAACGCCACGACCGCGGCGGCCCTCCTCTCGCAGGTGACGGGGATGGATCTGAACAGCGCCATGAAGAACCTGGCAAAGACTCAGGCGGGATTGACGGGTGAACTTGGAGAAGCTCTCCCGTTTCTCAGAGAACTGACGCAAGAACAATTGAAGAGTGGTGCAGCAATCGACCTCGTGATTCAGAAGTATGACGGCTTTGCCGAGCAGCTTTCAGGCACAACGCAGGTGGCGATGAAGAGATTCTGGTCCGCGCTTGGAGATGTCGGGGAGGTCCTGGGCAAGTCGTTCAACCCCTTGATTCAAAAAGCCGCTGACTGGATGGAAGGCTTCAGCTCGAAGATCGAGAAACCGACCGACATTCTCAAGACACTAAAAGACACGATCAAGGCAGGATACGAAGAACTCGGGCCGTTCGGCAAGGCTGTTGTAGGTGTAGGTGCTGCGTTCCTGACGCTCAAGGTTGCTGGCACTGCATGGAGCTTGCTCTCACAGATAGTTGTGGCTGGTGGTCATCTGATTGTAGGCGTGTTCAAGACGATATTCTCGTGGCCCACACTCTTAATTGCTGGTTTGTACACCCTTCGTGTTGCATGGGATCACGACTGGTTCGGGATTCAGGGGACGGTTGAACACGTTTGGAAAGTGATTGAGCCTATATTTATAAAACTCAAAGACGGTCTCGTCTCAGCCTCCACATGGGCTATATCTCTGGTTTGGGAAGGCGTGAAGTGGGCTGGAGAAAAGATAGCCGTCACATACGAAACTATCAAAGACTGGGTGCTCGAAGAGCTTGCACTTGGGAAGTCCCCGCTTGAGATCGTCGTTGATGCCGCAAAGATTGCGGGCGGTGTTGTCTGGGATGGTCTTACATGGGTAGGAGAAAAAATCGCGCTAGGTACGCAAATAGTCTTTGACTGGGTAAAATCTCAATTTGGAGATGAAATAGAGGTTGTAATCAATGCAGCTAAAGTCTTCGGTGGTATGGTTTGGAAAGGGCTCAAATGGGCCGGAGAGAAAGCAATAGTTACTGCACAGATGATTTATGATTTTGCTCTTAAATATGTACCGCTTGGTATTGAGACTGTTATCAACGTTGCATCAGTGTTTGGTTCGGTGATTTGGTCCGGCTTAAAATGGATAGGTGAAAAAGCAGTTAATCTTGCGGTTCTTATCAAAGACTTTGCAGAAAGTGAAATAGATACAGGCTTTGAACAAACAATACAGATTGCAAAAGTCTTCGGCTCTATCATATGGTCTGGTCTCAAGTGGGTTGGAGAAAAGATAGTTCTCGGTATCAAAGTGATAGAAGGTTGGGTGAGAGATCAACTTGATCTCCCAGAAACCGCAACGCTCCCTGAAATCTTCCTTGATATGGTCAGAGTAGTTGGCACGGCAGCGTGGGATGGCTTGAAATGGGTAGGCCAGAAGGTTGCTATTGGTGCCAAAGAAGTCTATGATTGGGCTTCCGAAGGGCTAGAAACAGGCTTTGAACTCACAATCGAAGTTGCTAAACTGTTTGGCGGGGTAGCCTGGCAAGGGTTGGTAAAACTCGGTGAATGGTCATATGATGTTGCTGTGTGGGCTAAGGACAATGTCCTCCCTGCTGTGATTGAGACTACGGTTGAAGTTGGAAAGGTAATCGGTGGCGTTAGCTGGCTAGGTCTCAAATGGGTAGGTTCACAGATTGCGATAGGTTTTGACACTCTCAGAAACTGGGTCTATTCGGAGCTTGGCCTTGACAAGTATGGAGCGACATCAAATATCCTGATCGAAGTTGCCAAAGTCTTCGGAGGTCTAGGCTGGCTCGGTTTGAAATGGACCGGAGAAACGATAATTCTCGGATACGAAGCGCTCAAGAAGTGGACTGAAGAGCAGCTAGGCACCACACCGGTTGACATCATTCTCAATGTTGCGAAAGTAACAGGCACGGCAATCTGGGAAGGTGTGAAGTGGATAGACGACAAACTCCCAAAGATTGATCTCGGTGCTGACGATGAACAGAAAGTAGATCAGGGCATCGTGGATGTAGTTGTGAGTGCGATAGCTAACATTGCATCGTGGCAGTGGAGGGGCTTTGTCTGGCTCACTGAGAAGGCTTCATTCGGGCTCGACTGGCTCGCAGATCAGATCCGACCGAAAATAAATGTTGAAGTAAACGGAGACGATAACTCGGGTTTTGATATTGGAGATATAGGAGTATTCGCAAAGGGAGTCGCGAAGGTATTCTCAATGAAGTGGGAAGCCGTCAAGTGGCTCTGGACGAAAGTCACACAGAGCACTTTCATTGAGGACCTGAAAAACAGAATAAAGAAATCATCGGGCATAGATGATGAGGTCGAAGTCACCTGGAAAGACTTGTTAGTCCGGGGCTTCGGCTCTATTGGCTCTGCCGCGTGGGATGGTCTTACATGGTTTGCGGAAGGTCCGGTACATACATTTGCCGACTGGGTACGAAAGCAGATCGGTATGAGCGAAGCCGGAGAGATGAAAGTAAACCTCGGGGATGACATTAAAGTGATCCTCTCGGGTGCAGTCTCTGGTGCGACTTGGCTAGTTGATTGGGTCAAACAAGGGATAGGGGCCGCAACCGAATGGCTTCAAGATGTAGGAGCAGTCCTTCGTAGGGCTGTGGAAGGCGTAGAAATGAGCGCAGAGGATATAAAACTCTATGAAACCACGGCTTCGTTTGGCGTAAAATTGGGTGAGTTCATAGGTGCTGGAATCAAAGCGGGCCTCAATCTTCTTGACATAATTCAGAGTGCGCTTGCTGGAGTAATTGCAGAAATGACAGGCTCAAAAGAAGTTGGCCAAGTTGCTGGGACTGCAATTCCTTTGTTTTTCACTGCAAAGTGGCTCATGACTCCAATTGCTACACTTACCCCATTTCTTGTTGCTGCAATGGGTTTCGCGGGATTGAAGCCTCTCACTTTCGGGACGTTCGGTGTGATGGTTGCGTTAAAAGTTGCGCAGGATCTTTCAACAGGCGAGGCCGAGTGGCAGGACATAGGGGCAAGGTTCGTTGCCGCCCTTGCCGTGGGTATGGGGATAGGAGCGTTTCTCGGCAGTCCGAGCGCGGGGGTGCTGACATTCGAGCTTCTCATGCTCGTCAAAGTTGAAAAGTTTGTTGACAGCATAGGAAATGTTGTGAAAGATCTTGTGGACGCTGTCCTGTTCCCTGAATTCGTCGATCTTCCTGTATCTGAGAAGATGGAGAAGACTATCGGCGCACTTGAAAAGCTCGATCAGACTCTTGACAGACCCGCAGACAATCTTGCAACGTGGCTCATCACTGTGGATGAAGCACTCGGAAATTTTTACAATACATTCCCGACGAAAGTCGAACTCAATCAGATGGGCGAACTTGAACAGAGCTACTATATGGCCGTGCTCGAATATGCTCATGCCCTTGAGGCGTCATCAAATGCGATACTCGATGCAGCAGATGATCTTGCAGCAACGGCTCAAATGATCGAGAACATGAGACAGATAGTTGTGCCGATACCTGGGAAAGCAGAAGGCGGTTACATCTCAGGCCCGGGCGGTCCTAAAGAGGATAGAATACCCGCCCTACTCTCGAACGGTGAGTTCGTAGTCAATGCGAAGTCAACCGAAAAGTGGCTACCGTTCTTGAAAGCAATCAATGCTCAAGGCTTTGCAGACGGTGGAATAGCTCGGTTTGCCACAGGCACGGCAACGAAGATAGACGTTGGCAGTATTGGTGGTGGTCCGCTCACATGGTGGGATACAATTCTAAACACCCTTATGAGTGTGGTCGGAGACTATGCCGAGACCGCAAAGAAAGACTTCGGGATGATTAAGAACGTACTCGGAGACTTGCTCAGAACAATAGGTCTTGACATCGACGCGCCGCTAGACAATCTGAACAAACTGCAAAGTGAGCTTGACGGTCTGACTCTTTCTACGAGCGATACAGGTGATACAGTAGAAGACTTCATGACCGCCATGTTCAGGGGATATCGCAAAATCAATCAAATCTCTGAGGTTCTCAGTGAAGGCAAGATAGAGAACGTCAATAGACAGCTTGCGTTCCTTGATACTGCGATGAACGATCTTGAAAAACAGTTCATGGAAGGAACCATCCAGCTCGGAGAGTACACGGAAAGAATGACATATCTCAAGAATTTGACAGACAGTTTCTCTGACTCTCTCGGAGACCTCAAGAAGAAGATTGAACGCAGCTCGATAGTCGGTGACTCATCCGAGATATTCAAGGTTGACGAGAACACCGGCGAGCTGGTCTCTGTATTTGCAAAACTGAGGCCGGGCATGGAAGGACTCACAGATGTTGTGGGCAATTTAGCCACAGCGGGTGAAATGTTTGCCATGAGTCTGTTGAATCAGGTCGTGAACCTCGAAGCTATCAACATGCTCCTGAATCCGATCTCAACGATTCTCACAGGTGTGATGGAGATACTAGGTCCGATCATCAACCTCTTGAAACCTCTCGGCGACGCGCTGGTCAGCATAGGCAGAGTCTTCGCCCTGACGTTCAATCTCTTCGGTCAGGGCCTCCTGGTTCTCCAACCGTTCTTCAAGGCTCTAGGCTGGCTCGGTGCTACGATCTCGTATATCGCGGACCAGATAGTCCTGTTCGTCGATGGAATTTTCACCTGGTTAAGCACTCTGCCGTTCATAGGTGGTCTGTTCAGTCCTCTCCTAACAGAGGATCAGAGGCAGAGCATGAAGCGCACCATCCCGGAGAGGATGGAAGATATCGAGCTTCCACAGTCCACGACAGGGCAGGTCTTTCAGGCCGGCAGTTCGCAGCACATCACGAACAACTACCACTTCGAGTTCAGGGGAAACGACATTCTCACAGAAGACGACGAAAGCGCCCGACGGTTCGCAGATCTCATCTACAAGAACCTTCGCGATCGCGGCGTTCAGTTGCAGGTAGGGTGATAGTATGACAGTTGACATAGGATCTCTCAGTTTCACGGTGTACCCGAAGAAATACAAGCACCCATACAGAACCAGAGTGATCGAGCCGGTGGAGGTCATAAACATTGCGCCCGACGGTTCGGCATATCACTATTGTGACGGCACGGTGAAGAGATACAAAATACCTCTCTTCTTCACCGAGTCGGACAGAACCACGCTGGAATCATACAGGCAGACCGCGGCGACTTTGAAGATAGACTCGGAGTCTGCCGTGAATGTGAAACTGATCGGGAACTACGAGTACAAAGAAAAGTGGATCAAAGGCGTGGCAATGTACGAAGAAACGCTTGAGTTCCTGGAGGTGGCCACATGAGTTTTCAGGTCAACCTCAATAGTGTGGACATATCGGCCCGGATAGTCTCCGGGCCGGTTGTTCATAAGAACGACGTCCTTCACGGTCGGATCTCTCCGAACGAGTGCAGCTTCGATATAGACAACACGAATCTTGCCTATACCATCTCGAACCTCGACATTGAAGGCCAGCTCGTGGAAGTGTGGGTAGATTCAACGAAACAGTTTACAGGCTACGCAGAAAAGCCGACTCTCACGAGAAATGGTCGAACAGTCACAATCAAAGCGTTCGACAAGATGAAGCAGCTTCAGAAGCTCAAGTGCGACGACAAGATGTTCATCGGATCGACCGCGGACGACATTCTGACGTGGCTCGTGGAGACTTGCGGAGGCATAGGTTCGGGCAGTCATAGCCTCGACAGCATACTCGTTGCGACCTCCGGCGGCACGACTCAGGCGGTCGTGGGGTACGCGTTGTATTCGGTCAAAGACAAACTCACGGATAGGCTTCAGGAGATCGTCGATTCGTGCGGCGGGTCTATGTGGTTCGACGAGTCGGGGGTCCTCCAATTTCGGGCAGGATTCGCGGCCACCTGGTCAACGTCCACAGTCGGCACGATCACAGTCTCGAAACTGAAAGACATAGACTCTCTTCAATGGTTGCCGAGCGAGGGCGATCGAGTCATTGTCAAATCGAAGAACCGCAGTGTCAAGACCGAGAAAGAGCCCGTCTTCACCTGGTCCGGCGTGGTCACAAGTGACGGACTGCCGACCGGCAAGGACGAGAACGGCAACGCTATCACCGACGACCAGTGGCGCGCGAAGTTCGACTCTCCGGCCATTGAGATAGATGACTACGCAACCGTTGACGCGGCCAAAGAATTCGACTCCGGGCTGACACTCAATCAGACCGTGTACGACGCGAACTTCGACTCCGGCGTTCTGAAGTACCCGGACTTCATGTATCTCCAGATAGACAACAGCTCGGGCGTTGACAAGAACGTCACGAAGCTGGTTATCGAGGGGAAGCCGGTCGTGGAGAACTATCTGGAAGTGATTCACGACGCGGGTAGTTTCAACACGGAGAGGGAGGTCTCGAACGATCTGATCTCCTCGAAGGTCTGGGCTTCGTCTCTGGCGAAGTGGTTGTACGAAAACGGCAACGACAAGTTCGAAGCAGTCGTGCCGCTCGCGGACTTCTCACTTGGCTTGAGCTGGAGCGTCGGAGACAAGGTTAACATCGTCGATGCTTCGACGGGTCTTTCACACAGAGCGTGGGTCAGGGCGATAGACATAGACTACCGCAACAGGGATCTGACGGTCACGCTCAGGAGCGACAGAGCCTCCGGGTTCGAGTACACGGCGCCTCCAGGTTCGATCACCGGTCCGGGAACGAATATACCCTACGAACCACAGTTCGGTGACGGTTCGGCTCCGGCAACTCCTACGGGGCTCGCTCTCACGGCCTTCGCGGTCAAGAATAGAAGCTATGTCAAGGCCACGTGGGACGCGAACACCGAGGAGGACCTGATCGGGTACGAGGTGCAATGGAACTACGACAATGGTGCAACTTGGTACAACGCCGGGTTCGTGAACAACAACGAGCTGGTGATCGAGGTCACAAATCAGTGGGTGTCGGGGACTTCATACACTGTTTACGTTCAGGTCAGGGCTGTGGATATCGAGAATCTTCGTTCCGACTGGTCGACTTCTGACAGCGAGACTATTCTCTACGACACCACGGCACCGGCAATCCCCGGGAGCATCTCGGCGGTCGGTGGAGTCGGTTTGATTCACGTCGATTGGTCGCAGGTGTATGACTCGGACGTGGAGCAATACTATCTTTATCGAAAGGTTCAGACCTCGGACGGCGGCGCTTTCAGTGCAAATTGGACGTTCCTTGCCGCCGTGAAAGGCACTGACTTCGTAGACAAAGACGTCGAGTATCATATAACAGACTCGGACGACCCGAACTATCCGCAATGGCGAAAATATATCTACGCCGTCAGGGCGACCGATTATGCGAATAATGCTTCTGATCGCAGGGAAATGTCAACTGCAAACGCTGTCTATGCGACTCAAGCCACGGGCGATGACATAGCCGTAAACTCAATCACGGCAAACCACATCAATGTGGCTCTGGATCTTTCGGTCGGTCGTCAGATAAAGGTCGGTTCTCAGATACAGATAGGAGCTGACGTTGGCCCTGTCGGCGATACGTTCGACGGAATCTACGTAACAGACGGCACGAACTACGTCAGGCTCTCTGCCGATGAGGTCAAAATCAAAGGCGATTTAGTTATTGGCGCAGGAGACAACGTTATAGAGTTCGAGGACTCGAACATCTCCCTGGGGGACACCACGACGGAAGTGGCAGGAAACCTGACGAGGTACTATCTTCAGTTCAAAGCCCTGACAGGGTGGGGGAGCGACCCTGACCGTCAGGTGTTGGCTGTCGGGTACGCCCTGAACACTACCGACGACGAGTACCATTCGTATCTGGAACTTCAGAATCGTTTCGACAACTACTCGAATATGGCGAGATTTAACATCTATGCTAAGACCGGCTCGAATCTTTCCAGTGGTGCGCACGTCCAGCTAGGTTTCTACGCATACAACAATTCGGGGGCCAATCTTGCCGGAGGGATTCTCTCGTTCATCCGTGAGGCCGAGGCCTCTTCTAAAGGCTGGTTCTATACCGACTCGGCATTGGAGCAGGTTATCCCGTACTGGTATGGGACGAGCGGTTCGCCCACGGCTAAACTCCCGTCTTTCAGCACTTGGACGGACGCTGAAGATTGCCCGGCATCGAACATCTGGATATGGAGAAATTCGGGGGATAGCAAATACTATCTCTATATTCGAGATGTGAATGGAGATGTTCTGAAATGTGAAATGACTTTGACATAGGAGGGAATAGTTTGAACGACCTGAAGAGAAACTATGAGAACTTTAAGATGGCTCTAGTGGGAACAATGAATCTTGGCCTTGAGACTCTGGACAGAATGATTGCAAAAGCGGTCACGGAGAACCAGGCGAAAGACCAGAGGATCAAGGAACTGGAAGCGAGAATCAAAGAGCTAGAGCAAAAGTAGATATACGAAGAGGCCACCTGCCGGGGCGGCCTCTTCTCTTTGGAGGTACATCATGGAGAGCTTGTACCACAACCCTATTTTAACAGTCTTTCTTTCCTTGCTGGCAATTATCATAATCGGCAACTCCGGGCTCCAACTCTATATGTTGAACGCTCCACCAGTCGTGATTGAGAAAGAGTTCGCCCATAACGGTGCCGCCGGTTGTCTTCACTGGGCGTTGCCTATCATCTATATCAACCCTACCGACCCTCCCACGACGAGCAGGGTACTCAGACACGAATATCAACACTATATGCAGAAAGCGATTCTCTCTCCGCTTGTTTTCAACATAGCTTACTGTCTCGAAGACGCGTTGCACGGCTACGACGGCAACTGGTTCGAGCTTGACGCATACAGGGCGGAAGGTGATGGATTGGAGTTCAAGGTGTTCGGCTGGAACTTGAAAGGAATGATGGAGGTGAGACCGTGGACAAAGTAGTGCATGCAGGATTCGGATTCTTCTTCGCGCTCATATTTGGATTCATAATGCGCAACGCATGGCTTGGGTTCGCGATAGCTGTTCTAGCCGGGGCCACGAAAGAGGTTGTCTGGGACTGGTGGCTCAAGAAAGGGACGCCTGAGCTGTTAGACTTC